ATGCGTAGAGCCAGCGATCGAATTCCTCGTAGGCCATCTCCAGGCATTCGGTGGCCGTGAAACCATAGCGTTCGCGCATGATGGCTATGCTTCGCATCAGCGTTTTTGCCGGCTCCCGCTGGGTGCCTTCCCCGGCTTTTTTCCAGTGCTCACCTGCTCCATGAGCCCATGACGCGCGGCGTATTTCTCCATAACTTCATTGACGTGTGCTGAAATCACGTCCATGTCGTCAGCGGAGATATCGCCGAAGGATTCAGCTGGCAGATTTTCGCAAAAAGACATGACCAGTGCTTCGTGCTGCTCGCTTTCAGTTTTGCTGACACTATTCGCTAGAGCCATCTTGTGGCGGGTTTTGAAGTAATCGGAGAGTATGACGGCGTCGTACTTTTTGCCCTTAAAGTGAAGGGCCTCAATCAAAGGAAGGTCCATTCTTTTCTCTTACTGTGGAAGAATCAGGCGAGTTTGAGGCCTTTGCGAGCGGCTTCGTGCTGGTCGAGTGGGCCATGCATCGTGATGCCGCGCATAACATCGATAGTTACCAGTGGAATGACTCCGCGTGTCATGACCCAGCTGATGACGGACATCTCAAGGGTCTGGTTTGCAGATTTGGGATCACCAGCCTTGAAAGTTCCCGGATCGACTGTTTTGATCCAGCCGCGCAGGATGCAGGTTAGGTTGTCCGTCGTGCCATCGATGGCTGCGATATGACCAAAGATGGTTACGGTAACAAATCCCGAAAGAACAACGCCGGCAGACAGGTAGCCTTCGATGGTTTGTTCACCAAACTTCATGGTGCATTCAAGCTTTTCAAGTCCAACCGGAATCTCGATGGGCGCATCCATGCCGGCCCCGCGCCATTCCTCGGTTTTGTACTTGATCTTGGGAAGAGTGATTTCTTCGCAGACGCCGGAAAACTCCGACACGCCGAACGTCACGTTGAAATTTTTCAAGTGCTTTGGATATTTCATGATTTGATTCCAGGGAGAGGAGAATGCGGCTGGCATGGTGGGCTGATGGGAGCCAGCCGCGGAGGATTAGGGGTCGAGATCAGTTATTGCAGCAGATGGCTGTGGCGGTGAGTCTTCCCGAGGTATTGTTGGTGCTTTCGCCGCGACACTGCCAACGATTGAACAAAGGCTTTCCGGTGCTTGAGTTGATGGTAAGATCGATGGTCGGTACGTTTAGAAGCAATGGCCTTCCGCTAGAGGCAAAACAGCTTCCGCCCGTGAGAATGGATGGTTCTGTAGTTGTATTGCAGTCTGCTGTAGCAAAAAGCGTTTGCGGATTGGTTCCGCCCACGGAACTTGGGCCTACGTCCTGCGTTACAGTGCGGCATACCTTAAATCCAGCAGGTCCCTGTGGTCCAGTCGGTCCAGTCGGTCCAGCGGGTCCCCTTGCCCCCTCCGGTCCGATTGGTCCAGAGGGTCCTGTTGCGCCTGTGGGTCCAGTCGGTCCTGTCGCTCCGCGATCGCCCTGAGGTCCTTTGATGGAGGAAAGTGGAATCCATGTGCCGCCCGCACAGTTGATCCTTTGCGCTTGATCGTCATACCAGCAACCATCGCCAGGATCTCCCTTGTCACCCTTCGCGCCTTGTGGTCCTGTTGCGCCTGTGGGTCCGGTATCACCCTTGATTCCCTGCGGTCCTGTTGCACCAGTGTCGCCTTTGAAGCCTTGTGGTCCTGTTGCGCCTGTGGGTCCGGTGTCGCCTCTCGGCCCTTGTGGTCCTGTTGCGCCTGTGTCTCCTTTGGAGCCTTGAGGACCAGCCGGTCCTGTTGCACCAGTGTCTCCTTTGAAGCCTTGTGGTCCGACAGGACCGGTTCCTCCGGTATCCCCTTTCAGGCCTTGCGGCCCTGCGGGACCGATGGGGCCGGCATCCCCCTTTGGGCCTTGAAGTCCGATGGGACCTTGTGGACCAGTGTCGCCTTTATCGCCGCGCAGTCCGCTGCTCGGACCAACCCAGCGACCAGTCGAATCGATCGTCAGGGCTTTGCCGACATAGAGTGAGCGGACGTTAACATCGACCGGCATGTTCACGTTGCCATTTGCATTGGAGATGATCACGGAAGCCGGGCAATCCTCCTTTGTCTTGCAATCAAAAGGAGCTTTTTTATTGATGCGCAGCGTGAGATCGCCGCCGACCGAGTTGTTCGACACGTTGTCGATCAGGTAGGTGTTGGAGAAAATCGGTTGCTCATTGTCAGAGAAGGGCGGGGTGGTGGTCTGCGCGAACAGGCCCACAGTCAGAAATCCAACTACAGAAAGAAAAATCAGACGAATCGAGTTTGTCATCAGCTTAGGCTGCTCCTATTCCAGCCAGATATTTTTGGGTGAGAACTTCAGTGAAGGTCATGGTTTCAACGACAGGGGTGGGGGTGACGTCGTAAGTCCAGAACGCCTTGCCATCATTGAGATTGCCGGGAGTATTGAAATCTCCATCCGGGATGCATTTGCCGCCTGCAATCGCCCCAAGGCGGGTGAGTTCGTCGAGGTAGGCATTTACGCTTGATGCGACCGCTGAGAAAAGGTTGCTCGTAATCCCGGCCGCCACCGCCCAGCGGTGAGATGCGATGATCGCTTCCCGTATCGCATCGCGGATCCGCACCTTTTGAATCTGGTTGGTCGCAAGGTTGGTTTGATCACCCGTGCCGCGAGCACCCCAGAGTCTCAGACCATCCTGGCGAACGAAGGTCGCCACCTGTATGGCGTTAAGGCGCTGACCCATGGACTGTGGGTCATCGAGAGCAAACGAGATCGGCAAGGATGTGCCGAGTGCTCCCTGGACTTCCTGATTGGAAGGCGATCGCCAGAAATCAATGAGAGCGAAGATGCCGGCGGCCGTCGCGCTGGATGGGACGTTCACGATCTTATTGTCTTCGGATACATTAAGGCGTGGCGATGTAATATAAATGCGTTCATCGCCGTTGAGCTTTCGGAATTTTTCCGCTTCAGCGAAATCATCCGGGCCATCAAGGCAAACGATTGCGCCGAGGCGCTTTCCCATGGATTTAAGCTTTACGGCGATGGGGTTCGCCACTTCATCAGCCATTGATCACCTCAACTGTGGAATTCGTCTTTTTGTTGCTGGCTACTGCCATGGGTATCGTCAAAGGCAGCACGGCCGATTGAATTACGGCGGGAAAAGCGTAGCCAAATCCTGGTGCAGCCAGGATCTTGGGTTTAAAGCCCGTCAACGCCTCCGCGTCTTCGAGCTTTTCAATGGCCGCCATGATATCGGCGTCGGAGTCCGATTGAGCGCGAACCACCACAACCGTTGCATCGGTCTGCTCATAGACTCCGCGGAGTGCCTGGTAGAGTGAGCCCTTTGGTCCGCTGGAACCTGAAGGATAGACAGCTTCAAGAGCTGCGTTTTCCTTGAAGAAGACCTCGGGAACAAGGGCCTTGAGAGTCGTGCCTGCGGCCACTGCGGTTCCTACGAGTCCGACGACGGAAGGACTTGGCGATCGTATGGTGCGAACCTCGCCCGAGCCCTCCTTAATTACAATTCCGTGTACATATCCATCAGCCATACTTGATTTCAAAGTCCTTGTTAAAGATGCGTTTAAGAGTTCCGCGTGCCTGTACTGAAACAGCGAGTGCAGCACGGATTGCCAGGAGTTCCCGATCGGTAGGTTTGCGTCCGGCGTCCACCTCAAAGGTGGAAGAGGTGAGGCGAACAAAGCGGGCATCAGGAAAGCCAACCCAGCGAAGGGCCGCGCGAATCGAAGCAATGGTGCCGCGCAGGCGAATGAAGTCAGTGATCTCATCGTTGATACGCGCCGGGTCAATGGCGAAAGGAAGCAGCGGATCAAGCCCATATTCCCAGAGAATTGCATTGCGGATTGCAGGATCCTGGGACAGTCGTATCGAAACGATCGGGGCTGTATCATAGTCGGGGTAGTATTGCCGGATATGAGTCTCGATCATGCGCTTTCCTCGACCGTCAGATCCAGCCGCGTGATGGTCGCGTAGCGATCGGCCTGAACCGGGATGTTTGTGGCAGGCGATTGAAGGATGACCGAGCGGACACCAGGCTGATGGAGTTCACGCACGATCCAGCTCATCGTCGGCGCCCATCCAAGCTTTTTCTGAGCTTCAAAAGACTTTCTGAAGTTCTCCTCGATGCGGGTCTGATAGCTTTTGGCGTAACCGGGCTGGAGTGAGATCACGGCATTGATGGAGAACGGAACGGCCCTTGCTTCGATAAATGTTACGGAATCAAGAGCGGGTTTGACGGTTTCCTTTTTAAACGCATCGGTCAGTGCATTCACGACGGCAGCTTTGAGATCAGCCGCATCCGAGTTGATGAGCACGGAAATCAAAAGTTCACCGTTTGCAGCCTGCACGTAGGCGTCCATGACGGAAGCCGTTCGCGTTGCTCCCGCAGCCGTAAGGGATGCCTCACCGTAAAGAAAAGTCAGGGCCTTATACATGGCTGGGGTGCCAGCGGTGGAAGCTTGATCCTTGGTCCCGCGCATGCGGTCGCGGTAGGCCTCGTAACTTTCGCCCGGGCGGATTTTTCCTTTGAAGATAAAGTCAATCTCGTTCGAGAGTTTGACCAGCTGAGCGTATGCTGCGCTATTGATCTTCTCGGTTCCGATAACTTTGTTGAGAGTGAGTTCAACAAGGATGTGATAGATGGGATCGGCGGCGGTCGGTTCGCCAAAGTCCGGGACGATTTTGCGATAGGATTCAGTGAAGCGTTTGAGTGCATCTTTGAATTGTGCCTGAAAGTCCGGTGTTTCGATAATCTGCGGAAGATCCAAGGTCTTAAACTCCGATGATTTTTTGCTCTTTTCCAATGGTGAGCGAGATGAGAATTTCTGAGCCGTTCTTCTGGTCGGTCAGTGTTTGCAGCGTGCTGCCGGGGATGGTGGCTTCGATGCTGTCGGCAAGATCGCCGGTAAGTTCAAGAAGGGATGCGCTCGTGATCGGGGCGGCAATATGCTTAAGATAGTTTGTTCCGTACCACCTCACCATCGGCCTCGATCCCTTTGGTGTTCGTATCGCTCTTCGGACGGCCTGCCTCAGCCAGCCTTCGCCTTCGATGCGCCGGCCGGTGACTTCGTCCATTCCGATCATGTGACCTTTCCGTTGGTCAGTGGGCCATTGGGAGTGGTCCCGGTGACGAGAGAATTGCCAGTAATGTGGCTGATGATAATTTCGGCCACTTTTTTCCAGGCCGCTTTTGCATCACCGCTGGTGGCTGTGGCGGCAGCATGGAGAGCATCGGCCAGTGCGCTTTCAGTGCCTGTGAGTGGCAAGGCTATCCTCCAAATGAGTCCATTTTTGTGGTCATCCCTTGCAGCTCGTTTGCGGCTGGGAGAAGAGGTTGTGGTCCCATCATCGTTGCCGTCTGTGACGATTGAACTGATTTGAAAGCTGCCGAGGTCAGGCCCAGAAACTCGTCTCCCGCCGCGTTGCGGATGGCCGCTTTTTCAGTCTGAAACTCAATGGTTTTGGCTGTGACCTGGAGTTTGTCGGCATCGATGACAATGCTCAGCTCAGAAGGACGGGAGATCAAAAGCGTATGCGTGGTCTGGTCATAGCTGAACGCGAAGCCATCCGAGAAGCGATGAATCTTCACTTTGGGATCGGTGGATGGCGATGGGCGGTCTGCATAGTGAATCGCATGTCCGACCATGCCGCCACTCAATTCGCCACCAGGCGATAGCACCATGACCTGCTCACCAATTTCAGGAAACTCCCAGCTCGACGTTTCGCCGGCGCGCTCCTGCATCACCGTGATCCAGGGAGTATCGAGCGGAAGACTTCCTTCCGAGCCGTCACCATCGGAAAGTCGAACGCGAACGGTTTCGGCTTTTGGATCAACCGCGATTATGCGTCCCGGCCGAAGAAGGTTATTAACCCGCCTTTGAAGGTCCTGGACCACAACGAGAAGCTCTGCGGTCAACTCGTCCATGGAGTCTTCTCCCTGTTGATCCAGACTTCGCGCAGTGGGCCTGGGAACTCGACCGACGGCGGTAGGCGGGGCCTCATGTACTCGATGCAGCAGGTGATGGCAAGGGCGGCAACGCGCACGCTTCCGACCATTTCGTGAGCGAAGTCCACCATGTGAAAGGACCAGTCTGATACGATGTTTCGCAATTCCTGGTTTCCTTCGATGGCATCCTCGATGCGCTTTCTGGCTAACGAAAGCTCACTCTCTGCATCAGAATGCGCCTTGAAACACGCTTCGATTTCAAAGCGAACCTCCCTGTCATCGTGGAGATTCTGGTTTCTGACCAGGCGATCCCTGTGAAAGTAGAGGTTCAGGCAAGGCAGATCCGCTTCCGAAAGCTTGGTCACGCGGGCATTGAACCGCTTGAAATCGGGCAGTGCCCCGGCGAGGCACTTTTCGATTCCGGTCCTTATGCGAATCAGCGGAAGATCAGAGTTCAAAAGTTTCTCTCAAAAGGTGAGGATTCGATTTGCCCGAGATCAAGCTCGGTAATCCCGACACCGGAGCGTATCCGGTTTTTGATCTCAAACGATTCGCCGTTTGCTGATCGCCTGATGATGGCTTTTTCCGAAAGTCCGTGTGATACCTCGTCAATGACGAGAAGCCGATGGACCCGGGTCAGAAGCCCGGGCGTACCGGCCTCAGAAGGCAGATCAAACGAGGTCAGCGTGCCGACGAAGGGCTGGCCTTCTGCTTCAAAAAGCTCGTCCGTTTCAGGCAACATTGAGAAGGCACGCCGTGTTCGGGTCAAAGGTGGCAAGGACGGGCGCCGATTGCAAAAGAACGATGCGCTGGCTGGGGTCCTCGATCTTCCAGCTTTTGAGGAAGGTCTTAAGTGCCATCAGGTTGGCGTCAAGATCCTGGATGGCTCCAAAGAACTGAACGCCCTGGATGCTGTCGCAGAAAAAAAGGGCCTGCTTGGGTTCGATGTAGAGCTTGCCGTCATCGGACATGGCTTCGTACACCCAGAGCCGGACGTTGCCGAACTTGCCTTTATAGACAAGACTCTCGAAGGACTGCATACCCGGAGTGATCTGCAGCTCCAGGTCGGCTCCGCGGATCATTTCATTCAGAAGACTTTTGACCTCGTTGTTCGCAGCGAAGAGGTCATACGCTTCAGGTCCCATGATGACGTTATAGGGGCGCGTCTGACCAAGGTTGAGCGAAGCGACTTCCCGCTGGATCCCTTCAAAATGCTGGCGCATGGGAAGGTCCTTGTTCGTCCAGGCCTTGTCACCAGCGAGTTTTTTTGTGAGGCTTGCCGAGCGTTCAAAGTCCAGTACAGCATCGATCCCGTCACCTTTGATGGTGAGTCGCCCGGTTTTAACAACTTCGGCCGCCATGAGTTCCAGGCGGTTTCGCC